AGACTTTGCGCGCCTTTGCGCTAGAAGCCTTATGTTGTAACGGTTTTATCGGGTGGCGTTACGCTTTTCCATGCTGCTACGAACGCTTGTGGGTTGTCGGCCATGGCTGGGGTTAACTCGACGTGTAGCCACAAGCCGCCTGGTGTACCACCGTTTGCGGTTTCTGTCCAGTCTTTCCAACCGGGTTTGCCGTCACGGTTACAACGCCAACCGCGGCCCCATTTCTCGGTGCCTTTTTTTGTGGTGCCAGCATAGTCGTGTACTTCTTCAATGCCTAAAGTTTCGTAGTTTGCGACTAGCCAGTTTGCCCACAATGCGGCTGTGGCTTTGTCTTTGTAGCCAATGTCGGCTGCTCGGCCTGTGGCGTGTACTGAGAGACGGTCACTGCCGCGCATGTTACGCACGGCCCAAGTGCCAAGGTTCGTAAAGCCTTTTTTCTTAATGATGTCTACAAACTTTTCGGTGCCGGGGCGTTTGCCTAATGCTGCGCCGTCGGTGGTGCCGGTGTAGTTCATGGCCGGCTAATCATGTCGGCGATACGCGTCAAGAGTTTTGCAACTGCTTCGCGCACAATTTTAAGTAGGCCTTTTTTGTCGTCGTTATTCATCGTTTTTGCCTTTCGGTTTGTCTTTTAGCCCGTTTGCGCTGAGCAGGCCAGCAAGCGAGCCAGTGAGAAACAGCAACAAAGGTTGCAGAGTTGCCCAAGCGCTTTTGTCGTTGTCGCTGACGTCAAGCGGCTGCGTCACAAAAAGCAAGCCGTAGATAAGCGACATGGTGGCAACCACAAAAGTAAATGACAACGCGCAAGCGACCACAAAGATTAAGCGGGCTTTAATTTCTTCGCTGGTCATGCGATTTTCGCGACGGGGTGGCGGAATTATGGGCATTTGTCTGTCAGGATTCGAGAGCTGCCGACGCTGGCGGTGTCAACGGTTATTGTCGTGGCTGCGCGCAAAGCCTTGTTTTTTGTGCGCGGGCAGTTCACGCGCTCACGGTCTCCGCAAGCCACAAGTATTGACGCCAGCAAAAGCGCCACAAAACTAATCCGCCACAACATCTTGTGCCTGTCCAATGTTAATTAAATGCTGTTGGTATTCCTCGTCTGTCATTTCTCGTATTTCGTCGTCAATTTGTATAGATGGGTTTGTCATATTTCAACTCTTTCTGTATCCAAATACTGTAATAATTCCGCCGGTCATTGTTCCTGCGCCGTCACAAGTAATAGTAAAACTTGTGTAAGAAGTTGAAGCAAGCCTTGTACCGCCGAAGTCACAATAAAAACCTCTACCATAAGATTCGCCAGTAATCACCGTTGGTTGTGCAAGAAATGGGCTAAGAACGTCACAACTAAATTGTGCAGTTTTATTTCCTGCTTCATTCAATACTGCGTAAATACTTGCGCCGTTGTTAACGCGTAAGACTCCTGTTGTCGCGCCAGTAAACAAATCATAGTTCATTGTCCCATAATGGTCGTTTGTTGCGCCACTACTTATCATGAAACGAAACGAATCGGTGGCTGACGGTGTACAACCAGCAAAAGTAATTCGGTAGTTGTCAAAATCTGTAGAAAATGCCGACGAGACAGTGACGGTTGCAACTGCGTTACCGACTGTCTGTTGTTTTATATACACAAGGCCGCTGTTGGCTAAGTAAGTGTTTGTGTCTGAAGCGGTCAACACTTCGCCAGTAGTAAAAGTTTTTATAGCCATTAGTACCCCAGTCTATTTGAGTCAAGCTTGCCAAAAGTAGCATTGTCAAGGATTAGGTAGGCGTTAAGGTCTGCGGCCGAAACGTAATAGGTGTATCGAGCGTCGCCGGGAACCGCGCTAAATGTATAGCCTTCAATAATGCACGGGTAGGTAGTGCCACGAAAAGCCACGGTTACTCTTTTGCCTATCTGGCGGCCACACTTGTCAGGGCCAGCACCTAAGTCGTCAAGTTTCATAGTGTTTTGCGCGTTGGCTAAACAGGAAATAGAGCTGATAGCAACCTGTGGCGTTTTGTAGTTATTAAGCAAATAGTTTGCGTAGTCCAATGCCTGCCCGGTTGTAGCGTTCAGCGTGTTTACGGTGTAGGTGCGGTAAGGCGCGCTACCGCTAGTCACGGTCTGGGCTGCTGGAACCTCTGGGTCAACAGTTACCTGTGTGTAAAAGTTGTCGGCGTAACTAGCAAAAGTAATGCCGTCATAAACTTGGTTAGTTGCGTCGTTTGTCGTGTCGCTAAAATTAACGCCAGTGTCACGTACCAAAAATGGGCTTAAAAATAACGTGCGCAGTTCTACGACAAATGAATCTATGACGTCAATAATTCGAGCGTTGAGACTTAGCGCGGCAGAGTTTAAGTAATCAGCCCAAGTGCCATTAACAGTTGTTGCCGATAGGTCTTGATTGCCTACGCCGCTGTCAAGAGACACGGTGTAACCAGATTGCACGCCCACGGCCGCTAATTGTGTTTCAAGTTTTGCGGCTGCCATTGCATAGCCTTGCCCGCTTTTACGCCCAAATTCGGCTAAACCTGCTTCACAACTGATTGTTAAATAGTCGCCATTGCCTACGCCGCCGCTGTATGGCTTGTCAAATTGCACTTGAACATTGCTTATTTTGCCTAAAAAATTCCGCAGATTTGTTGCTGAGTTTTTAATTTCAATAATTGTGCCCGGCACTAAAGCAGTGATTGGCGACGCGTAGCCCGTTGGGTATCTAATAACTATTTGGGCTGTGCTTGCGTTGTATTGGTCAAGTTGACGTTCGCGGCCAACCTTTACGGCAATAGAAACAACGTTGGTAAGCGGCTGCAAACCAGTAGTGCTGGTGTAATAACTGACCGTGTAATTTTGTATAGCCATTAGAAAGCGTTATTTACTCGAATAGGCACAGCGCCGTTCGTGCGCATGTAGGCGCGTAAAGCGCTTACTACAGCGTTAGGGTCGCCGCCGTTGACGTTAATAGTCACGCTTGACGCGCCGACACTTGAAGTTGATACTCGGCCGCCGCCCATATTTGGCTCAGCGTTAATACTGCCCAAGACTGGCCCAAATGGGTTAGTTACTGGTGCTGGTGCCGCGCCGCCGCCAAGTACAGTGCCAAGGCCTGCATCTAGTTGCTCGCCAATAAGCGCAACACTTGCGGGGTCTACGGCAAACTTCAGTAAAAACTCGGTGTTGGCAATGACGCTGTTAACGCCGTCTACTATTGCTTGGGCTTGGTCAATACCAGACTTGTACCACTTGTCTGCAGTGAGTTTGGCGATACGGTCGGCAGCTGCGTTAATGGTGCCAGAGATACCCACCAGACGGTCTATGGACGCTTTACCGCCGGCAAGTAACCCGTTAATTATCTGTAGGCCTACGTCTGCCCCAGAGTCAAGAATGGACTTAAGTAGCGCGGGGTCATCTAGTCCAGCTGCAATAAGGTTTTCTATGCCGGTAGCAAGTTGGCCAGCCTTGGCGGCTTGCTCGTCGAGTACACCAAAGAATGTTTTTGCGCCTTCGCTGCCGGCTGCGGTAGTCCAAGCGTCGCCCACATTAAATATGCCGCGCACTACATCACCAGTCGCCTTGTAGAAAGCGTTGTAGTTGTCGGTCGCCTTGGTCAATTGCTCATTGGCGCGCATAAGCGCGGGGGCAAACTTGTCTTTGACTGTCTGCACCGCATTGTCGTAGGACTCTTTAAGTGTGCGTACTGCCTCAGCATGTTTCTTTGTGGCCTCTGCGGCGCGTTTGGCGGCTGCTGAAGCCTTATCGGTGCTGGCAGTGCTCTTAGATATTTCAAGGTTTGCTAGGCGTTGTTGCTCAATGTCTACGGCTTTTTGGTAGTTGGCGCGTTTCTGGTCTGCGTCAAGTTGCAATATGGTGTCTGACCATGCGCGAGTGTTGGCGTAAGCAAGCGCTAAACCGTCGTTAGTTTTGTCTAGCTCGGTTTTGAGTTTGCCAAGGTTAAAGTTAAGGCCAAGTACCTTGCCGCCAAAGTTGAGAAAACCGCTGCCAAGGTTGACAATGTTTACCCCGGTTTGTTTTAGCTTGTCTATTAAACCGTCGGTCTCGTCTACGTTGCGGCTTATTGCGTCTTGTACTGCTTGGAACGGGTCAACAAACCTACGTAGTTTGCCGCCAAGTTCTCTAATTACCCCGCCTAGGCCGCGCTCGTCCATTATTTTTATGAGTCGGTCTACGTAGTCAAGTAGTTGCCCAAGCGCTGGTAGCGCCTTGTAACCGATGCTTTCTACCATTTCGTCAAAACGTGTTCTAAGTATTTGTATGCGGCCAGCAAATGTGTTGGCGTTAGCCGCTGCCGCGCCACCGAACTGTGCGTTTAACGCTCTTTGTGCAGCCTCAAAATCTTTAGTTTTAATTATGTTGTCGTCGAGCGGTACGCCAAGTTTTTTTAATGCCGTAAAGTTGCCGTCGTAAGCCTTGCCGATTGCAGTAGAAACCGCCGACAAATCTTTACCTGTTGCTGTTGAAGCGTCTATAGAAAGCGTAAGTAAATCTTGGGCCTTGGTAGCATCGCCCGTAAATCTAATTAAATTTGCCAAGGCTGGCCTTAACTCAGTGTCGGCCACGCCAGTTGCTAATTGTGTCTGGTCTACAAAGTCGGCCATAGAGTCGGCTAACGCTTGGTTAGGCCCGAGCGTTGCGCGCAGCTGTGTTTCTAAAAGCCTTTGTGATTGCTCGTCTTCTATCGCGGCTTTAGCGGCTAAAACTAAACCGCCAGCCAATGCGGTGACCGCGCCGGCAGCAGGAACCATGGCTTTTTGTAGCAGGAAACCAGACTTAGCGCCAAAACCTTGCAGGCTGGCAAACTCTTTTTTGGCTGCGTCAAAACCTTTAGTGTTGAGGCTTGAAATAATCGGAATGTTTATAGCCATTAGCGCGCTCTCGTTGTTACTAGGTTACGGTTAACAATAGTCATAACGCGCTCGACTATCTTGCCTACTTCGTCCTCAACAGCGGGTAGCACACTTTCGGCGGCTGGTTGTAGTGCGCGGGGCGCTGTACGTGGGCCGACGGTCTCGCCTTCAGCAATAAGGTTTGTTACGAACTGGCCGCCGTTACGTATGCCTGCATGGTCCCAGATTGCGCCGGCGGCGTCTCGCTGCTGTAGTACAAGCAACTGGTATTGCGTCGCCTTAAAATCGGCTGTAGAGCCGTTAGAGAACCTTACAGTGCGGGCACGCTGACCACGTTTGCCTACCACGGTGCGTATGCCAGCGAGAACACGGGCGCGTGACCAACCCGTACCGTCGCGGCCTTTAATCATGTTGCCATTAACCATGCGCGACAATGGCGGCGCGGTTGGGATAAACGAGCGGGCCGCAGTCACAAGTCGAGTGCCAGCGCCAGACTGAATATCTTTAGTAATCTGCCGGCGTAAAACGCGGTCAACTTTGTTTATCTCAGCTAGTGCTTCTTGAATGCCATAGACTTGATAACTAGCGCTGGTGGGCATTTTGTTTGCGCTGCCTTTCAAGTACATCTATGACGGTGGCTAAGTCTGGTAACTCAAAGTCTACACTTGGGGGCCACCAGCCCGTGTGTAATAGAAGCTCTGCTAACTGTCGCCGGATAGTTCCGGCACGGTAAAAGTTGCCGGCTCGCTGTCCACTACTTCTAGGTTCTCAATAGTGTTTATGAACGCGTCGAGCGATGCGGGCACAATAATGCCTGAGCGTTGGCTGGCCTCGTAAGCCATAAAAGCTAAGTCTTCCATGCCAACGCCCGAGCCTAAGTCACTGGCGCGACGCTTAAAGCGCCGTTCCCATGCGACAATGACCGCAAGGCTGGTGGTTACCTCGTAGGCATCTTCGTTTGTGCGTTGTACTTTGAGCCTTAACTGCATGTCGGGCTACCTTTCAGCTTGTTTGTTTTTAGGATACGTCTACGGTGTAAGAGCCGCCGCGAATAACAATATCCATGGTGGCTAATTCGCCCATTGACGCGTTCATGCTTGGCAGCGTTTCGAGATATCCGCCCGAAATAGTGAAGCCGGGGTTTGTGGCCGAGTACGTACCGGGTGTTGCTGGCGCAGCTGGCGAAACAATAATGGTTGCAATTTGTGTGCCGACAAGTGGTGCCAATGTTGCGTACGACTCGCTTGCTGCGTAGCTCGCATACATTGTCAACGTAAGTTCGTTGGACTGTAGGCCAGCGGTGTAAACGCGAGCAGTGCCACCAAATGCGGTGCTTTCAAGTGCTTCTACCGTGTAGTTCAACGTCACGCTTGTGCACTGGTCTGACACGTCAACCGCGCCGAT